ATCTTTGTAAGAAATAAAACTATTTATAGTAAATGAATGACGAAGTATATATATATGGTTTGAAATGTCCTGAAACTGATACTATTAGATATATTGGTAAATCTAAAACTCCGAAGAAAAGATATGCCTCTCATATATTTAATGCTAAACACAAACCAGATAACATTCATTTATCACGATGGATTTTAAGATTAAAAAAAAATAATCAGACACCTTTATTGGTAATTATCGAAACCACAGAACTTATAAATTGGAAAGAACGAGAAAAATATTGGATAAGTTTTTATTTTGGAAATAACCTTTGTAATAAAAACGAAGGGGGAATCGAGCCACCTGACAATACAGGATTCAAATGGAGTGATGAACAAAAATCAAAACATAACTCTCACAAAAGAAAAGGAATCCCACAATGGGAAAATATACCACATCCATTATTAGGTAAAGAACATCCAGCAAAAGGACAAAAACGCTCAAAAGAATTTTGCAATCTTATGAGTAAACAGCGTACCGAGAATAATGGTATGAGGGGTGCTAAATTGTCGGAAGAAAGAATTGAACAGATAAAAAATAAAGTGAGAAAACCTATTGTATTAATAGATAATAATGGAGTTATTTTAAAAAGGTTTAATTCACAAAAAGAAGCTTCTATTGAATTAGGTATTGATTCAGGGAATATAAGTAAGGTTTGTAATGGTAAATTAAAACACATAAGAAACTATATATTTGCATGGGCTTAAGGAGTAGTAAAACTTGTTCAAATTGTAATTACATCAACCAAGACCTAACTCTAAAAGATAGAGAGTGGACTTGTCCAAGTTGTAATACCATACACGACAGAGATTTTAACGCAAGTATTAACATAAAAAAACAAGGTTTAAAAATATTAAGCTGTGGTTCAGGAATTGACTCGCAGGATAAACAAAAACGGAGTAAGGCGTTGCCATTAGGTGAGTCTATGACCTCCGAAGCCCATCCCATCGCCTATGGCGTGGGTGGGTAGTTCACTACGATAAATATAGTTATGATGGTTGGGAATTACTTAATAGAAGTAAAACAGGTGGTTTAGGTGGGTCACATTTTTCAAAATAATAATTTTTAACAATAATCATAGTATTTATAATAAATATTTTAATCATGAAAAATAAAACAGAAAAAGCTCTTGATGAATTTATTGATGATTCTGTTGAAGAAACAATAAATAAAAGAAAACAAGAAGTCCTTAATGAACGTACTGGCTTAATTGAAAGGATTGATAAACAGTATATTACTAACGATGGGCGTATTTTACTTAGAGAGCAATACTAAGATTCATTAGACAATGGGAAATGATAAGAAACAAAATCTCTCGGAAGACCATCTGAGAGAATTTAGGCATCGTGTTAATTACGTTATTAGCGAAACACCGAGATATCGTTCATTAATGGGTACTAACGAGGAATTCGATGAGGTTCCCATGATGACTAATGAAGTTGGTGACCAAGAAGATGCTAAGAAACCCGCACCACAGCCACCAGTTGAACCGTCAAACGACCAACCAATTGGTGATGCTCCGATACCAGCATTCGATGAACCACAGGGTGATTTACCGCCTGAAGGCGATTTACCTGCGGGAGAACCGCCAGCAGCACCAATACCCCCTGAAGAACAGATGGAAAATCAAGTCGATGACTTGCAAAACGAAATTATTAAACACAATATCTCGGCAATGCGCAGTATTCATGACCAATTAGCTGGTCTAAGTAAGAATATTGATGTCATGAATACTAAGATGGAAGAACTAAATGCTGATGTTGAGGAAGTCAGGGAACCCACTGATTCGGAGAAACTCATGAATAAAACCGAAGTCAGCTATCCCTACTATTTTAATTTAAATGATTTCTGGCAAGACAACTGGTTTGACCAGCAACGTGAACAGGGGAACGAAAAAGGAATTAAGAAACTTCCTGACGGAACATACGTAGCGGATTTCGATGATTTACCATTGAAATCCAAGACAGATATTGGTGACAGTTTCAATGACATGATATAATATGAGAATCAGAGGTGAATATGGTTCAAAACAAAGACTTTTTGAGATGTTTCAAAAAGTTAATAACCTGAAATTGAATGAAGACGTTCTCCCGAAAGACACGAGAGAAAACGTTATCAATGATTTCATTGTATTCGCCTGTGAGTATCTGAGAATTGACCCAAGTGATGCTAATGTTGAATTATCATATGACCCAAAAGAGGCACAGGGAATGCAGTCCTTTGGAAAACAAACACCCAGTACGGGAGAAATTATGGTTGTTGTCGCAAATAGAAATTTAGCCGATGTTTTGAGAACATTGGCACATGAACTCGTTCATCGTAAACAACAGCTTGAAAACAGACTTTATTTAGGTGCGGGAGACGATGGTAGTGATATTGAAAACGAAGCCAACTCAGAAGCTGGAATCATAATGAGAAAATTTGGGAAGTCAAACCCAATAATATTTGAATAAAACAGGATTAAAATGGAAGTATTTAAAAAAATCGGCAGTAAAGACAGACTCTTCGAACTAATGCATGGAGTCAACAAATTAAAACTGAATGAAGAAATGGGTGAGCAATCCGAATTCATTGGTAAAGCATTTAATGGTTTGGTTGGTGGTGAATTGGATATAGAACAAACCAATAATCAGGTTAATGGCGATACGAGCATTGTTCAAATCACGGGTATCGACAGTAATGGTGGTTCTCATAATTTCACTTTCGAAGTACAGACAAATGAAACCACACAGGAAGACGTGAATGTGATTAATGATGCGAAACTCATTAAATATAACACCCAATTCCCTGATGGTGGTGGACTTGATGCCGATGAGAACTCGAAAGAAATAATTGAGTTAAATACTGGTCGTAAACAAGAAATGATTGATGCCATTAGTGAATACGTGGAATTCGATGATGATACTGCAATTGCAGATGAAATGTATGAAGAAGCAATTAAATTCATCGATAATGTCCCATATAATAAAGGTAGTGAAGAAATGCAAACACATAAAGCATATGCTGACCAGAAACCCGTTAATCCCGATGTTCGTGTAGATGCCGATGAACTTCAGAAATTCGTGAGTGAAATTCAGGATTACGTACCTGATGATGAGGAAGAAGACATGTTTGCAATGCCACCAGATTACAGTCCAGAAGACATGCCAAAGCCACAGGATACCGATGATGGTAGTGTAAGTACTGACCCTTATGAACAAGAACCACAATATGATGACAGTGAAGCGAGTCCAGAAGAACAACAACACTATAGTCAGGCATATGATAATCTCATAGCTACTGGTAATCAAACACCAACTGGTGACCAGATTGAAAGGGAAGTTCTTAAATTAAAAGGACTTAATAAACCCGTTGAGAAAACCAGAACAATACCCAAGGGTGCTGAAGAATTCTGGGAGGGTCAGACAATGGATGATATCAGTACCGATACCGTAGTAAAACAGGGGTTCGACAAATTACTTCCCGAAGAAAAGAAAAAACAATATATTTTCAGAGCACAGGAATTCGTTGATGAGGCAATTGGTGATATGAAAATGTCAAGAGATGAATATGTGAAAAATATTCAGAAAGAAGCGATTCGTTTATATAAAGAAGATGTTATTGATTTAAATGAAGAAGAAAAGGGTGAATATCCCGACCCAATTGGAAAGAAATTCAAACCAAAGAGTCAGATACCCAAGAAAAAGAGAAAACCACAATCGGTGGTGAATATAAAAGAAGAAGATAAACCACATCAGAGTGGAGCGTATGTTGAAGACGGTATCCCTAGTGAGGAAGACAGGAACGGACATCCAATTCCTTCGGTTGACCCCAGTTTTACGATGGAAAAGCCACAAGAAGACCAACCAGAAATCGATGTCGATGATGTAACAACAGCTAAAGAAGCTACTGGCGACCAACTCGAAGGCGGTCTTGGTGATGATAAATTACCGAATCAATTCGACCCAGAACAGGTTTCGAGAGGCGTAAAGGTCGAAATGGAACACACAGATAATCCGTTACTGGCAATTGAAATCGCTCTTGACCACCTGACTGAAGACCCGAATTACTATGGTGGTGCTGGTGAAGACCCTGAAGACATGGCACAAGCACATGCAAGTGCAGAAGCCGAGGAACAAAGTGATGAGGAAACCACAGATGAATTACTGGGATTCAAACCTCATAACGTCAGTGATTATGCCAATGAAGAATTTGATGTTCCCTCAAGTCCAGAACAGGAACGCAATTACTGGGATAAAGAAGACATGAGACAGAATCCCGAAGAATATGGTGAAGAACCACAGGAACCCGAAGACTCAGAAGATGCAAGTCAGAAAGAAGAGTTGTATGAAGATGTTGAATTGGCAAGACACGTTTTGAAGAAACGAAGACTCAATGAGGGCATGACCAAAGAACAGGCGGTACAGTTGCTGATTAGACATAATATTAGGTAAAAACACAAATAAATATAACATAAAAAAGACTACCACGTGTAGTCTTTTTTGTTTCACAGTATTTATATAAAAAATATAGGATGTCTGTATTCAGGTCATATTTAGAAAAATCAAATACTTTAATTAGTAACAACTTAACTAATAATTCCCAGAATCCCGTTACTGAGATATCTTATGGTTCGCTCCGTCAACGAGTCAGTAGATTCATATTTGATATCGACCTATCGGAATTACGTGATAAGATTAACAAGGGTTTTATAATACCAGATAGTGGTATGACGCATACCCTACATATGACCAATACAATTAGTTATGCCGAAGAATATCTGGGGAAAAAAAGCTATTCAGAACAAATCGAACGTGCAACGAGTTTCGAACTTCAGCTTTTCAATATCGATGAAGACTGGGATGAGGGCAGTGGATATGATTTCATATATGATGACACCTTGATACCCAATGCCGTTGAACAAGCAAGTAATTGGGATTACAGGAAAACCGATACGGAATGGAGTACTGCTGGTGCTTATAATAGTGGTAGTACCGAGATTATAGCCACACAGAGATTTCAAAAAGGCAGCGAGAGTCTGGATATTGATATCACAGATTACGTTAATCAGAGACTGGGATTAATAAGTGGATACACTGGATATACAGGAACATCATTCGGATTAGGACTTAAGTTCCCCGATGAATACGAAGAACTTCTTACTGAATACACACAAGCCGTGGCATTTCACGCCAAGAACACCAACACTTGGTACGAACCATATGCACAAACTCAGGTAGATGATGCCATCACAGATGACCGAAATTATTTCTATCTCGATAAAGATAATGATTTGTATCTCTACGTTAATATTGGTGGAATTAAACAAGATATCGTTGTTAATCATGTAAACATCTATGATTACAAAGACAATTTAATAAATGTTATTAGCGGTGCATCGGTAATTAATGTCAGTAAGGGCATTTATAAAATCACTTTGAATCTGGATTCCGAATTATATCCAGATGCCGTGCTTTTCAGAGACGAATGGAATCTTAGTATTAATGGTAGAAATACTATTCATAATGGTGAGTTTTATTTGATTTCGGAAAAGCAGTGGTATACTTTCGACCAAAGCAATCAAATTAATTTCGATAACTACTTCTTTTATTTCTGGGGAATCGGTGAAAAAGAAAAAATTGTTGCGGGTAACACAAAAAAAATCAAATTAACGATAAAAGAAATGTATCCGAATCAAAACAAATTCTTAGCTTTGGATATCGAATACAGATTGTTCACGACAATCGGTGAGGATTACGAAGTTGATGTGATTCCCTTCACAAAGGTTAATAGAACCAGTAACGGATACGAATTTAATCTCGATACTTCGTGGTTAATACCACAGGATTACAAGCTACAACTCAGAATGAAAGATGGTGACTACTATGAAAATAAGCAGAATATATCATTCACCGTGGTTTCTAACAATTTAATGTCAATTTAAGTAAAAAACTTACATTTTTTTTTTAAAATTGCTTGTATTTATTACAAATGAAGGCTATATTTGTAGCATATTTTAATAATTGAAAAAATAATAATTACTGAAAAACCAATTGAAAAATGGAAAATCAAGCTCCGACAGGGCAGAACCTGTCACAATTAAAGTCTATGTTTCAAGACTATCAAAAGAAACAATCACAATCCACAACCAGAAAATCACATGAAGACATTTTAGCGAAGTATTTCGTTCCTCGTAAACCGAAGGAAATCTTCAGGATTTTACCACCGAAAGCAGGTAAGAAGCACATTGAAGAAGCGTTCTTCCATGTGCTAACAACTAATGCATCGGGTGGAAAGAAAAAACACGGAACGGTTATTTATTGTCCCGCTCACAATGACCCTAAAGTACCGAAACTCGGTAAAGACGGTAAACCATTGGTGGACGATAACGGTGCTCCTTTCCTCGTACCAGCACCATGTCCTGCATGTGCTGAATACAAGAGGTTGATTAAAACTCAAGACCCTTCGATTAAGGGAATTAAGAAGGAGAACATGAATGATGACCAACTCAGAATCAAAGCCAAGAATGACGAGATTTACAAGCAAGCCATTAAATGGGAAGCCAAGAAATTCTACATCGTTCGTGGTATTGACAAGGGGCTGGAAAAAGACGGAGTGAAATTCTGGAGATTCAAGCACAACTACAAAAATCAGGGAACCCTTGACAAGTTACTTCCTATCTTGGAAGATTATATGACTGGTCAGCAAGCTGATTTTAGTAACCCTCAAAATGGTACTGATTTGAATATTATCATGACCGATGCCGAGTTCAACGGACATGTATATAAGCAGATATCAGCCATTACTGCGAAAGGTAAATCACCGCTTCACGGTGACCCGACCGTAATGAGAGCATGGCTCGATGACGATATCTCTTGGAGAGACGTTTTCAAGCCAAAGGCTGCACCCAATATCTCGCCTTATGAATATCTTCAAATGTGTGTTGCTGACACAACTCCTTATTGGGAAGACAGTGACCAGAACAATAAGCATTGGGTGTTCCCTAGTCGTCCAGATTTGGAAGAAAAAGCCAATACTCGAACAATGAATCTTGACCAAGACGATGAAGAATTTGAACAAGCCAGTGATTTACAACAACAGGAAACCCCTCGTGTTACAATCAATAACATAACAGAGGAAAAGGTTGGTGAATTCAAAGATGATGCATCCGATGTCGGGAAAGATGCTATCGATAACAACAAGGCTGAAGACCAAGACAATGATAATGAGATGCCCGTTGATGTCAACAATAATCAAGAATCCGATGATTCGGATGACGGTTCAGATTATGACGACCTCCCCTTTTGATGTACCTTATAATCAAATAGTTATTATTAAAAAGGGGAGATGAACGTCTCCCCTTTTTAATCAAAAAAACAAGCATATGACAAAGAAAAGTAACGATGTACCGCAAAATGCGGTTAGAAAACCAACAGCTAAAAAAAGTTTTAGTCTTGATGATTTTAAGAAAAAAATCGGAAGCGAAGATATTCCAGATAAACCATTAGAGTGGTTAAGATTATCACCAGCAATACAAAAGGCAACGGGGTTACCCGGATTCCCCATTGGATACACATCACTTGCTCGTGGTTTTAGTAATACGGGTAAATCTACTGCTGTTTGTGAAGCAGCGGTTGCATCACAGAAAATGGGTAGAATGCCAGTGCTTATAGATACCGAGGGTAATTTAAGTAGAAATCGTTTGGAAATGATGGGTTTTGATTGGAAAGGTAATTTTATTGAAATAGATAATACTTTCCTACTGAAAAAATTCGGACAGGTTCAAGATAAAAACAGGACAGAGGCAGCTATTGAAGATTTAGCTATTGCAATTAAATTTTTACTTAAGGAGCAGGAAAACGGTAGCCTACCAATAGGTTTGGATTTCATTATCGATTCAATTGGAACGTTAGATTGTATTGCGACAATAAATGCTATTGAAAAAGATACTACTTCAAATAATATGTGGAATGCACATGCATATGAAAAAGTGTTTAAATATTTATTGAATAACACTATTCCAAGTAGCAGAAAAGAGAATCGTGAACACACAAATTCAATTATAGCCGTTCAGAAGATTTGGATTGATAATATGGGTGCTGGTGTAGTTAAACATAAGGGTGGAGAAGCGTTTTTCTTTGGTGCAAGACTAATATTTCATTTTGGTGGTATCGCAGCACACGGGACATCGATTGTTAAAGCAACAAGTAAAAAAAGAAGTGTTGCTTATGGTGTAGACACTAAAGTTAGTATAGCCAAGAATCATATCGATGGACCTCTTGGGGGTATTTCACTTGAGGGTAAAATTATGTCAATGCCACAAGGGTTTATTTTTGAAGAAGATTTGGATGATTATAAAAAGGATAATATTTTATATTTCAGAAATATTCTTGAAGATGACACATTGGATGTCGGTGATATCAATGATGAATATGAAAAGTCTAAGGGGGGAATTAATGTTTCTGATTTTGTTGGTGGTATTGAATAATGAATCGTAAACCAAGAGGATATTGGACTAAAGAGCGTTGTCTCGATGAGGCTATTAAATATAAATACAGAGTTGATTTTAGACAACGTTCCCACAAAGCATATGATGCAGCAAAAAAGAAAGGTTGGTTAGATTCCATTTGTAAACACATGTCACCGAAAGGCAATAAATATAATAGAATTGTTTATGTTTATGAATTCACTGATAATCATGCATATGTTGGTTTAACGTATGACATGAAAACCAGAATTCGTATTAGAGAAAACAATCAGAATGATTCTGTAACTAAACACATTAATAAAACCGGATTAAATCCTGAGTTGAAAATATTATCAGAATTAATACCTGTGGAAAAAGCAATAATTTATGAAAATATTTATTATCATAAATATAAATGTGATGGTTGGAACATGTTAAATCGGGTTAAAACAGGGAGCATTGGGAGTTCAATGAAATGGACAAAAGATAAATGTTTAAAACAGATAAAAAAATGTGGTTCCAGAACTGAATTTTATCGGAAAGCGGGTTTAGTTCAAGCGATAAAACGTAATGGTTGGCTGGATGAAATGTTGGCTCATATACCCTTAAAACGAATTTCCAATGGTTATTATACCAAAGAAAAATGTATTGAATTGCTACGGAATTGTAAAAGTAGTGATGAAATGAAAAAAACTAATCATAGTGCCTATGTTATAGCGTGCAAAAAGAATTGGTTGATTGATATACAAAATATTATAAAGTAAATGAAAATCAGAACATTATTGGTCGATGGTGAGAATTTATTGAAGCGTTCATTTCACGGTGCAATGGAAGTACAAACCAAAGCGGGGTATGTTGGAGCACTATATTCGTTTTTAACAACAATTAGGAAATTAATAAGAGAATATAAAATCAATAAAGTTGTTTTGGTTTGGGATGGTGAGAACGGCGGTGTTTTTCGTTATCAAATTGATTCGAACTATAAAGCCAATAGAAAATCCAAGAAATGGTACGATAAAATTGAATTGACTGACGCTGAAATCAGAAAGGAAAAAGATAAAGAGGAATCGATTCTCAAACAACGACAACGAATTAAAGCATATGCTGAAGAACTGTTTCTAAGACAAATCGAAGCCGATGATGTGGAAGCCGATGATATCATTGCTCAATATTGTCTTGACCATAATAACAAAGAAGAAATATTTTTATTTTCAAATGACAGGGATTTCGCACAACTACTGGATTTAAATATCACAATTATATTTCCAAATATCCAGCAACTCGTAACCAAGACCAATTATATGATGCATTTCGACCATCATTACAGCAATGCACTGATTATGAAAATTATATGTGGTGATGCCTCAGATAACATCAAGGGTGTTGGTGGTCTGAAAGACAAGGGTCTCGTCAAGTTATTCCCTGAACTCAGATTTAAAACCATGACAGTTAGGGAAATTTGTCGAAGAGCAGATGAAATAAATGCGGAACGCATTGCTAATAAGAAAAAACCTCTGAAAGCACTCGAAAATATAGTGAACAACGTACCGAGACTCAGAACCAATTTCAAGCTCGTTAACCTGAGAGAACCGATGTTGACAGAGGAAGCCAGAGAAGAAATACAGCAGCTTGAAATACCATTGAGTCCCGAAAACCGTGGAAGTAAAAATCTTTATAAATTGATGCTTGAAGACGGCTTTCTCTCGATATATGGAAGTAGTTTCCCTCAATACGTTGAACCTTTTTATACCGTAATAATGAATGAAAAGCAGTTACTTACAGAGTATTATAGAAAACATAAAGATAATATGTAAAAATGCTTTCATTTTAACACCATTATCTCTATATTTGTGAATAGTATTAACTTAAAAAATAATAAAATGTACGAGAAGGAAAATAGTAATGTATTTAGGTTTTCGCTGAGTCAGGGGAATATTGTAAATAATGAGTTTCGGTCAGAAATGTTGTTATGCGAAGCAATATTTGATGCCGACCAATTCAATCCCTTTACAAGATATTCAATCGATATAAGGGAAGTATTACCACGAGCTATAACCAAGATACAAAAAACATTATCGAGAAGAAGTTATGATGTTGTTGCCGAAGTCGGAAACGACCAGTCATACGACCTTTTTACGTATCGTCAGAAAATAATTGGTAGTTATTCGAAGCGATACAGGAATTCCATGCGTTACAATCCAGAATCCGTTATACAACAAATTGAAGAGAAAACGATTCGAGGCGTTCCATGTAAAATCGGATTATATATTAATGAAAATCCGATAGTGGAACGTGAATTCTTTGTTGATGGATTTAATCCAGTTGCTTTAATTTCTGTTGACATAGTAAATGTCGTTGTTGAAATCACCAACACTATTGAGGCGAAAATCAAACGAGACGACATTAGGAATATGTGGGATGACTACGATTTAATTAACTACAGAGGCTTATCAATCAATCAAATCAGAGAACTCCATCCAGCTAAACGAGCGGAAATGCTCAGAAGGTTAAGAAGAAATTAATTGCGTATACATAGGGGCGGGAATGACATTAATTGGCTCTAATCTAAGTGTCTACGTAGTTATTTCTGTTCCTTATTATTTGGAGTATAAAGATGAATGAAAACACAGAAAACACATTAACGGCATATCTCGGTCCTGAATTTCAACAACGCCTCATGTGGCAGTTATTGGTTGAACCAGAATTTGCTGAAAAAATAATCCCAGACTTAGCTGTAGAATACTTTGATGACCCTAACTTAAAAAGGTTGTTCATTATTATTATGGAGTATTATGGGGAATATGAAAAAGTTCCGAATCTCCAGAATAAAAGTATTCATCAAGCAATTAATGAATACAAGACACCGAATAATCAAATCGAGGAAGAATCTTTGTTCTCGGTTATTAAACGTATTGAACTCTGGAATCAGAGAATCATTAATAAACAAATGCTTTATGACGGTGATGCCGTTCAGAAATCAACCAAATGGTTCATCAAACAACAGGAGTATAGAAAGCTGGCAGAAAAAATTATTGGTGACGTAAAAACTGGTGATATCAGAAGCAAATATGTTGTTACCGAAATCGAGGAAAAATTTCAGAAAATCAGTCATATCGGTGATGAGGAAGACGATAGTGAATCAGTACTTGAAGGCATCTCCAAAGCACTTCGCAAGGAATTCAGAGAGACTATACCAACGGGTATCGAAGCCATTGATGTGCTAACTGGTGGTGGTTTGGGAAAAGGCGAAATGGGAATAATTTTAGCACCAAGCGGTGTTGGAAAGACTACGGCACTCACAAAAATCGCAAACACCGCATATGATTGTGATAAGAATGTGGCTCAGATTATCTTTGAGGATACCATTGACCAGATTAAACGTAAACATTATGTTATATGGGCAGATTCATCTCATACACAAATTAATGAAGACGATGATGAAAGAGAAAGAGTAGATAAAGTTGCCCATGAAAAGGGTAGGGCAATGCAGGGTAAAGGCAATCTCATTGTTAAAAAGTTTAGTCAGGAAGACACTACGATTAAAGACATCAAGAACTGGATGCTTGCCCATGAAAAGAAATTCGGATATAAGTTTGATATACTGGTTCTCGATTATCTCGATGTTTTGGAAAGCCACAAAAGGTCTCCCGATAGACATGAAGCCGAACTCGCAGTCGTTAAGGGATTCGAAGCACTTGCTTCAGATTTAGATATCCCAGCATGGACTGCGATTCAAAGTAATCGTTCAGGTATAGGTTCAGAATTCGTTGAAGCACAACAAACTGGAGGTAACATTAAGAGAATGCAGAAAGCGCATTTCTTCATGTCAATAGCTAAAACCCCAGCACAACAGGAAGCGAATTTCGCCAATATCAGGATAATTAAAGCCAGATTTGCGAAGGACGGTCAACTATTTGAGGACTGCGTTTTCAATAATGACACCATGAAAATCATTATTGATGACCCAAGATACAGACACACTAAGACCTACAAGAATCTCAAACATTACGATGAGAAGGATATTGAGAATCTTGAAAAGAAAGCCGATAAACTTAAAACCACGTCTGAGGGCAGGATTCATGCGGAAATCAGTATACGACAAGACGAATTGAAGAAAATCGGTAGCGATGGGATAAATGATTTCTTACGTCAGAATTCCATGCCCGAAGAAAGCGAATCACCGCCTGAAAAAAACGAAGGTATAAGTGATGCTGTGACAGATGATGTTCTTGAACTCGATGGCGATATAACAATTAGCAGTGAACCGATACAACCACTTACTGTTGGAGATGTTAAAGATATGAAGTTATTGGATTTCACAGGTGAGACCGAAACAATTGGTGAAACAGTGGAAGAGGTAAGTGATACTGTAAATGAGATAGTAAAACCACCTGAAAAAACAGTGGAATTGTCAGAATTTAAACCACCTAGCATGACTGTTGTTGAACCACCACAAGTAAAGCATGAAAAAAAGCTGGATATCGATGATGTTGAGAAAAAGTTAACAATAGACCCCGATGAACCAGAAGGGAACCATAAGAGTCTATATGATATGCTTGTGAAAAAACGTGATTATCAAAACGTTAAACAAAAAGAATAAATTTTTTTATAAAAAAATGTAACTTTTTAGGTTTTACTTCGTATTTATTTTCACCCTGTATTCTGTAAATTTTTATATTTTTTTTTAAAAACATTTGGTAATTAGAAAAACATGTTATATATTTGCAGAGTCTTTAGGGACAAACGTACTTTGAAAAGATTAAAGATATGACCTAAGAATTCGATAAGATAGGGAAAGAATTCCGAAATTGGATGAACATGAAAATGGCTGGCAAACCGATAACTTTGAAACCTACAAGTGCCTCACATAACCGCAATGTCCAATAGGTCACCACATAAAAAAAAGGAAACTGGTTGTTATTCATACAATTAGCTTAGTTGGATAGGGGGCTTGCATTTCAAACATAAAGTCGGTGGTTCAAATCCGATTTTGGGTAAACAATAACAAACGAAATATCCTTTTTAAATCATATTGCGGGATGGTGTAACTGGTAACACGGGTGGCTCATAACCATCAGACAGTAAATGCTTGTGGAGGTTCGAGTCCTTCTCCCGCTAAGTAGTTGAAATTAAATCACCTGCACGTGGTAACTACTGCACACATATTATATGTGACTAAGAATTTAATGGGTTCATTGAGTTATTTATCAATCGAGCGTAAAACCCACAGGTCGTTTCGCCTGTGGGATGTAAGCGATATATTAAATTATTTTACAAAATGCTTGACATTTCGTATAAAATGTATTATATTTGCAGTATGAAAATGATTCATCGGACATACCAATTTGAATTAACGCCTACTCAAGAGCAGAAAACGCTGTTGGATAAGCACTTTGGATGTATCCGCTATGTTTACAATCATTTTTTAAATGAACGTAAAGAACAATATCAAGTAGATAAAAAGTCTGATAACTATTACGCACAAGCGGCTACTTTAACTGAATTAAAGAAAAAAGAAGAAACCGCTTGGCTTAAAGAAGTTAATAGTCAATCATTACAATTTTCTTTAAGGTGCTTAGATACTGCCTATATAAACTTTTTTCGTGGCAATGCGAAGTTTCCAAGATTTAAGTCAAGAAAAAATAAAAATACATTTACAGTTCCGCAGTTTGCCAAATTAAATGATGGCAGATTTTACGCTCCAAAATTCAAAGAGGGAATAAAGGTAAATGTACATCGTGAAGTAAAAGGTGAAATCGGTAAATGCACTTTAAGTAAAACGCCAACAGGCAAATACTTTGTATCTATTCTATCTGAAGAACAATCTGTTCCAAAAGAAAAGACTGGTGCAGTATGTGGAATAGATTTGGGTTTAAAGGACTTTGCTATTACATCAGACGGAGTTAAGTTTAAAAACAACAAATACACAAAACAATATGAAAGAAAGTTAGCGAAAGCACAAAAACATCTTTCTCGTAAAACAAAAGGCAGTAATTCGTTTGAAAAACAAAGACGAAAAACAGCTTTAATTCACGAGAAGATAACCAATTCACGAATGGATAACTTGCACAAAGTATCTCATCAATTAGTATCGGATTATGATATAATCGCATTAGAAGATTTGAATGTTAAAGGGATGGTTAAGAACCATAAACTTTCCAAACATATATCTGATGCAAGTTGGGGGACATTTGTTAGATTTTTGGAATATAAAGCAGATTGGAATGACAAGCAAATCGTTAAAATTAATCGCTGGTATCCATCATCAAAAACGTGTTGTGAATGTGGTTGGATAAATCAAGACTTAAATCTTTCAATTAGAGAATGGACTTGCAAGAATGGACACGTTTTAGACCGTGACTTAAACGCTGCAAAGAACATTCTTAAAGAAGGATTAAAAATAATATCGGGTGGAACGCTCGATTACACTGATGGAGATGGTGTCAGCCTTAGCGATAAGCAACTATCTGTGAAGTCAGAAGCCCAACCCATCGGCTCTGCCGTGGGTGGGTAGTTCACATTCATGAGTTCTTATTTTAAAAGTCTGCTATTTCCAATAATAGTTTCTCTCCTTCGGCTTTCTTCAATGGACTGAACAGCACCTGAGTTTCTTTGCCTTTCTCGTCCACTTCAACAAGTGGAGTTGTGCTGTATTTCCTGATA